CCGTTGCCGGAGCCGGAACCGGAGCCGGAGCCGGCGCCGTAGCCGTAGCCGGAGCCGGAGCCGTAGCCGTAGCCGTCGCCGGCGCCGTAGCCGGAGCCGTCGCCGGAGCCGTAGCCAATTGGCCTCATGGCGGGGGCCATCAAAGCCCCCACTCAGCAGATACAGGCACGCAAAAAACTTCCGCGCCTTCGGGAATGTCCACATCAGCAACCGGGCGCAGATCAGCCTTTGCCTTTTTCGGGTTGTCAATCATTCCGGCGAACCCGATGGATTCCCACTTGAACACATGCAGCGCGCGGGAAAGCCGGATGCGTCCGTTCTCACGGGTAACATCGCCTGCAAAAATCCAGCCACGGTCCACCACGACAACAGCGCGATTACCGCCCGCTTTGTTGATTGGAGCATATTCCACGCCGTCAATAATCACGTTTGCCATTTTACTTTCCTTTGTTCGGGTTGAATTTCATAATCGGCTCAACAAACTTGTATCCGGCATCGTCCCGCGCCAGCCATCCGCGCTCAACCAGCGCCGTGACGCGGGCGTGAATGTTGCCCTTGCCCGTCAGCATCAATTTCGCCAACTGGTGAAAGCTGACGGCAAAGGGCCGATCATGTGGGCGATGCTGAACTAGCCAATTGTAGACGTGCGCCTGTTCCGGCGTCATGCCGTAGCGGTCACGGTCTGCGGGCTTGCCCAACGGATAGCCGGGGCGTGTGGCAAGGGCTAGGGCGGTCATGCTGCTTCCCTTTCTATTTCTGCGAGGGGGTCAAACCCGTAGGTTCCAGCCAGCAGCCTTGCGGCTTCATCAAAGAACGTCTTGAACTGAGCCGCGTCCATCTTGGCTAGCGCAACAGAGTCAGGAATCCACACCACCTCACCATCTAGCCGCTTCATCGGCGTGGTGAATCCAAGGTGAATTTTCACTGCATCGTGGAGGTGTTCGGCTGTGGGGTAAGCCCCTGTTGCCTCCACTACATTTTGCAGCATTCGCCAATACAGCCGAAGCTGGGGCAACGAACGCCGCTTCTTGATGCTGACTTCTACATCACTATGCAAAGCGTATCCGGCCAGCAGATCGCTTGCCTGACGGGTGCGGGGTTCTAGCCCCCGCTCCGTCCTTCGCAATATCAGCGGTATTCGTTCCCTGTCGGGCTTCATACGGCCACACCCGCAAGGTTGTCTTTATGAAGAAAGTAGGCGTTTTCAAAATCCCCCATCCACTTTTCGGGGAGTTTGTCTACGTCAGGGCGGCGCAACTTGAGCCATTCCTTTAGCCCGTCAACGGTCTTGGCCTGTTCCATTTCCCGCACAAGCGTTGCAAAAAGTTCCTTTGCTGCGGCGTTGGACGGGGCTCCGGGCGTTCCGGTCAGATCGGCTGTGTCCGGTCCCTGGTATGTGCGGTCTGTTGCAACGGACAGCGGTTTAGCCTTCTGCGGCGGCGCAACGGGCTTGTCGTTTGCGGCATTGCCATCGTCATCAGGTTCAGCCGGGCCGATGCAGCCGATTGCCGCCAACGAATAGCGACGGGCATAGGTGTAGCTGCTCCCCATAGATTGTGGCTTGTCATAAGAAATTGGGAAAATGCTTTCTATCCACTGACCAGAAGAATGCATCAGGCGAGTGACCACAAGCAGCCCATCGCCCGCCGTTTCCATGCCCTGCACCACCGAAAGGCCCTGTGCCGCAAGGTATGGAAGGACAGCATCGCGGACCTCGGCAAGGTCGGCATACTTGTTTTTGAAGTGGGGATTTACCGAATGCTTGGAGGCATTCTTCATTTCCGCCTGCGCCTTGGCAAGTGCCGCCGCCAGTTCGTTGATCTGCTCACTTGTTCTCATCGTCTTCCTCCATGCCCCACACTAGGGCTTCAATTGCATCGTCCAAATTGCATTCGGGATGTTCGGCCAGGTACGCCGTGACCCGGTCATCAAGGCACGGCCATTCGGCGGGGGGGTCATCGTCCATCACAGTCCGGCTCCTATGCACATGAAGATGAACAGCGCGGTGCAGATCAGGTAATCGCGGATCATTGCGCGGGCTCCTCATGAGGAGGGACCAGTGACATGACGCGCTCTGCGGCTTCCTTGAGCCCGCTATGAGCAATCATCGCCCGGTTCGGTGTCGGTTGAGAGTCGTATGGATCGTCTTCAACGTCCTGATAGTTGTCCAGAACGTCGAGGGCGTATGCTGCCTGATCCAGCAGTTCCATGATGGCGGTCCACAGGCGCTTGTCCATGTCAGCGGTCCTGTGCCATATCGCGGAGGTAGTCGCCCCGGTCACTGTCCATGTCGGCTAGCCGTTCGCGGATCTGTTCTTCCATCCATTCGCGGGCAACATATTGGTCAAAGACCTCGGCCAAGTTGTCGGGAACGGTGATGCTGACAGCTTGGAGCGAACTGGTACCGTCCTTGGCCCATACACGCTGTTCGCCTTCAACGCGGTACTCATCAACCCACCACTCAAGTTCGCCGTAACGACGGTCAACTTTGTAGTCGATGACGGCGGTCACATCGGTTTCGAACAGACAGACGCCGCCAATGATGCAGCTAATGGTCGTTTCGATTTTCATGGGGCTATCTCCCTTGTGATGGGAGTATGTATATCACGTTTCGTGGGTATTGCAAGCACAAAAAACCACGCACCGTGGTATTAGCGGCTATCCCGCGTCAGGACGCCGCACGCAATACAACCAGCGGGGTATTGACGAATACCACCAAGCGTGATAATCAGTCGGCATGTCAACAAAAGAAGCCATGCGCGACCTCATCAAATCCTTCGGCGGGCAAAAGGCTGTTGCCGATCTGGTGGGCGTCAAGCAGAGCGCGGTTTCAATGGCTCTCATCCGTGGGAACATTCCTCATCGCTGGCGCATGAAGCTCTACAGCGAGGCCACGGCACGCAGCATCAAGTTTGATCCTGCTCTCCTCGGGTTGGAGAGCGCCCAATGAGTTCCCCCGCCCGTTGCTGCCCTGACACAGCAACACGCGCACTCTCCCCGCGTGGCGGTAACTGGCCCCCGGCGTCCCTCCTCCCCGCCGGGGGCTTTTTCTATTCACACCAACGCGGCGTTTCACCCGCCGTTCCGTAGTCCAGCAAATAAACATGGGGGTTTCATGTTCTGGCGATTGTGGCTGATCCGCTTTCAGATTTGGCTTCTGCGGCAGCGCGTCGAGTGGTCTGCGGCGTGGCGTGAAGTGGTGCGGTGGCGCAGATGAAAACCAAGCTGACCCTCGCAGCCCTTCCTCCGAGCGTCAACGCGATATGGCGTCACGGCAAAGGCGGCAAGACATACCGAACAGCGGCCTACATGACGTTTATTCGAGGAGAGGAATGGAACGTCCAGCCGCAGCTTATCAAGCAGCATCGCTTTCGCGGCCCGGTTTATGTGACAATCGCCATGAGGCGTCCGCGATCCAATGCGGACCTGGACAATCGCATCAAAGGCATTCTGGACTTTTTGCAGCACGTTGCCGCGATAGACGATGACAAAAACGTATACGGCGTCAACGCATTTTGGACCGTTGACCTTCCTGCGGGCGTGGCTGCGGAAATATCCATTGTTCAGGCTGACGCGCTGGAGGCCGCATGAACTGGACCCCCGAAACCATTGACGAACTGATCCGCCTCTGGCGTCAGGGCCTCACGTCTTACCAGCTAGCCAAACATTTCAACACAACCCGCAATAGCATCATGGGCAAACTCCACCGCGAGAAACTGCGCCGCGCCACTCAGGGCGAACCGATAGAGCGCCGCACCATCGCCAATACCGGAACCATCACCAAACGACGCTACACACGGAGGGAAGCCATGTTGACTTTGCCTGAACGTGCCGGGTCTGTATTGCGTATTGTAGAGCCTGCTCCCGTGGTACCAGATCAGGGGCAGCTTGCTAGCATCGTGGACGTGACCGGGTGTCGCTGGCCCGTGAAGGATGACCCGGAGTTTATAGGCGGCTTTGCCTTCTGCAACCACGCCCAGCGGGACGGCTCGGCGTATTGCGAGTATCACGCCCGGATGAACGTCGCCCCGTGGAGCGCAGACGCCAAGCGGCGCACGGAAGCAACGATCAATTACATATTGAAGCGGGTGGCAGCATGACGCCAGAACAGCGGATGCGAGAGAAGAAAGTCGAGGGCCGGGGCCGTATCAACAATGCCCGCTTTCCCCTGCGGTTTTTCGAGGTTGGCGAGGAAATGTTTTTCGCGGGCGCGCCAACCAACGCCATCACGAAGCGGGCTTCTGATCTGAGGCCGATGAAGTTCCGCGTTCGTCAGGTCCAGATTCGGGGCATTCCAGGCGCTTATGTGTGGAGGATCAAATGAACGCAGAAGAATATATGAAGTCGAAGTTGGACGGGTTTTTCTTCGTCATGGGCCAGAGCTATCTCGGCCAGTTGCGTGTCTTCACCCGCAAGGTGGGGCGGGACCAGCTGCCGCATTATCATCTGCTTCTGGACGAGACGGAGCGGGCGCAAGAAGCGGTCAAGAGGCGTGGCCCCCCGCCGCCGTCCTTCACAGCCGACCATGACGAACAGATCATCGAACTCCGCAGCGCGGGCCTGTCCTGGGAGAAAATCTCTCAGCGGATGCGCAAGCACAAGCACTCAATCCGCATTCGGTACGAAATGCTGGTGCATGAGCGGGGTTTGGTCCCGGTGACTCTGCGGCAATTCAAGCAGGGGGTGGGGGCATGAGTACGGCAGCCTTTCTTCTCATAGCCGTGATTGCCGAGTGCGCCGTCCTGTGGCTGGCCTATTCAATGGGGAGGGACATGGCGCAATGAGCAGATGGTTCCGCATGTACTCAGACGTTCTGGACGATCCAAAGGTTCAGAAGCTCCCCGCCGATTTGTTCAAGGCATGGGTCAACCTCCTATGCCTTGCCAGCCGCAATGATGGTGTGCTTCCCGCACTGGAAGACATCGCCTTCGCGCTCCGCATGTCACAAGATGTCACTGTGACAGTCACAGCGGAGCTTGTGAAAAGGGGTTTGCTTGATGAGTGTGACGGGCTTTCGCCGCACAATTGGGCCGAACGCCAGTTCAAGAGCGACACGCCGGAAGATGCTAAAGAGCGGAAAAGAAAGCAACGGCAGCGCGAAAAACAGCAGCAAAACACCGATAATGTCACGGAATGTCACAGTGACAGTCACAACGAAGTCACGCCCCCAGAACAGAGCAGAACAGATACAGAGCAGAGCAGAGCAGAGCAGACGCCCGCGCGCACTCAAGACCCAAAGCATTGGGAAGAGGTCCAAGACTTTCTCAAACAGCCTGACAGCCTCACGGATTGGGAGGTCGACTTCCTGCACTCGGTCAAGTGGAAGCCGTCGCTGACCGAATTGCAGCGCGAAAGCCTCAAGGGCATTCGAGACAAGCTGCGCTCAACCACCAATGGCGGGTGCATCTTGCCGTCAGTGAAGCGCGGAACCCCGGCGTATGATGCCTGGATTGCCCACTATCGCAAGACCAAGGGCAAGGCCACGTTTTACGAGAAACTGGACGCCCTCACCGTGCCATCTGAGTTCCCCCCACAGGAGCAAGCGGCGTGACAATTCACTATCACGGCACGCCCCTGACGCCGCGCGACCAGTTGTGGCTGATGGCGGGCAAGAGCTTTTGCGTGTCCTATGCCAACCCGCAGGATGCAGATATATGCCTGCGGATCGGGCAGTCCGTCATGTGGGATAACGGAGCGTTCAGCCTGCACACCAAGGGCAGGTCGGTAGATTGGACGGCTTATTATCGCTGGCTGGAACCACGCCTTGGTCATCCGCACTGGGCGGTCATCCCTGATGTAATTGACGGCGACGTTGAGGCCAACGCACAACTTGTAAAGGAATGGCCGTTCCGCCGCGAACTGGCCGCGCCAGTTTGGCATCTAGCCGAACCGCTGGATGTGCTGCTGGGGTTCGCCCAAGACTTTGGCCGGGTGTGCTTCGGCTCGTCTGGTGCCTATTGGCAGGTTGGTTCCGATGCCTGGAGCCGTCGCACAGACGAGGCGTTTAACGAGATGGCCCGCCGTGGGCCGTTGCCGTGGGTCCACATGCTGCGCGGTATGGCCGTAGCCGGGAAACGCTGGCCGTTTGCCTCGGTTGATAGCGTGAACGTGGCGCGAAATTTTAACTCGTCAAACCAGTGTCCCGAAGCGATGGCACGAGTAATTGACGCCGTTCAATGCCCAATCAAGTGGAAATATCAACCCCAGCAAATGGACCTTATTGCATGAAATTCTTGGTCTTCCTCGCCTATCTCGCCACGATCCCCGCCGCCAATTGGCTCATCGGCAATGTGGGCACCATGTGCATTCCCAACGGCCCCTGCCTGATTCCGGTGGCCCCCGGCCTCATGGCCCCTTCTGGCGTCCTGATGATCGGCGCGGCGCTGGTGCTGCGGGACGCGGTGCAGCAGCTGCTTGGCATTCGATGGGCCTTCCTCGCCATCGCCTGTGGTGTGGTACTGTCCGTTCTGGTGGCCCCGCCTGCCTTGGTCATCGCCAGCGCCACAGCATTTGCAATTGCGGAATTGTTAGACCTTGGAGTCTACACACCGCTCCGCAAGCGCAATCTCAGCCTCGCCGTGCTGGCCTCGGGTGTTGTGGGGGCGGCGGCTGACTCTGCGGTGTTCCTGTGGTTGGCGTTCGGTTCGCTCGACTTCATGGCGGGCCAGCTTGTCGGCAAACTGTGGATGACGATAGTTGCGGCGGGTGTGTTGGCGCTGGTGCACAATCGCACGGTGCGCGCCTGATGTGGTTAGTCATCCGCACCGACCACGGCAAGGAAGCCTATGTAGCCCGACAGGTGATGTTCCGGGGCTGGGATGCCTGGGTTCCCGCGCAGATCATCGTCTGCCGCCCCGCCATCGCGCGCCGGGTGTCGGCCAAGTCGCACCTCCAGAAGACCAAGGAACTCGCCATCCTCCCCCGCCGAGTCTTTGCCGCCGTGCCTATGTGGGCAGTGCATCAGGCCGAACTAGACGGGCTGCGGCACATGATGGGCTTTGAACAAAATGCGGACCAGACGCTGGTCCAAATCAACGATGCGGAGATTAGCCGATTCCGGGGCGCAATCGACGCGGAGAACATGGCCGCGCTGGCGCTGGCGACCAAAGCCTCACGAAAGCAAAAACAACGCTGGCGTTCATTGCACGATGCATTGCTAGACATGATTGAGGCGGCCAAGGGGCAGATGGAGCAGGCAGCATAATGGGTGAGCGTCCTTCCGAATATGCCCGCGACAGCAATGATTGGTACGTTGAGCCGGAATGGGCGGTTGAGGCTTTGAAAGCCCGCGTTCCGCTTATCGGCCAAATCCATGATCCGTGTTGCGGGATGGGTACGATTCCGCGCGTCATGGGCGGCACGGGTGCTGATCTGGTGGACCGGGGATATGGCTTCCCGCAGCGGGACTTTCTCAAGGACTTCGCAGCTTACGACAACATTGTCACCAATCCGCCTTACGGCATTGCACAGCAGATCATTGAACACGCCTTGAGGACTGCCAAGTGGCGGGTTGCGGCGCTTGTCCAGGTGAAGTTTCTGGCCTCACAGCGCCGTCACGGCCTGTTCACGCGAGATGAAACAGAGAAGGTGCTGATGTTCAGCCGCCGCCCGTCCATGCCGCCCGGTGAAATTCTGGAAGAGAAGGGCGAAGACGTGCGCGGTGGAGGGTCAATAGACTTCTGTTGGATTGTGTGGTGCCGGGGCAATCTTGCGCCCACGGTTATTGATTGGGTGAAGTGATGACCGAAGCAAACGCCCTCGTCCTGATGGTGCTAACCCCGCTTTTGATCGCGGCTATCGTCTGGTGCCTCGCCACAATTCTGTAACAATCTAAGTGCTATATTGCGCGCTTACGTTTCGCATACGGCGCTCAAGTGGGTTAGCCCCGTGCCTGCGGTCCTCGTCTCTGGCGAGGCGACGTGAGCAATTACGCCAAATTCCCCCATTCCCGGCCAGCCCCGGCTAGCTCAACCAGCATTGCGTAACAGAGTCCGTGTGCGCCTGCGCCGGGAACCCCTTCACAGCACCAGGAGCCCAATGACCGATCACCTGACCCATTCAGGCGCTCACGCCCTTGCCCAACACATCCGAGACTATTGGGCAAAGCGAGGCAAGACGGTCAAGACAAGGGTTGTGGAGCAGCGTTCGCCCAAGAACCTCCACGATGTCCCGAACAGCTTCTACGCCGTCCGCTCCGACATGGTGGGCGGGCTGCCCCGATCCTAATCAGCAACTTAAGAGGTTACGTTATGTCACTGTATTCAGCAGGCAAGAAGAGCGGTTCCACCACCGCCGAAATGGGCAAGAAGCCCAACAGCGTCGGCACCAAGGTCATGCACTCATCGGGCAAGGGTTCCGGCACCGCCCGCGATGGCGATCCCAAAGGCGCTCCCGCTATGGGCAAGGGCAAGTGACGCAAGGTCATTCCTGATAATACAGGGAAACAACAGGAATGCAGTTTGAAAAGGGCAAAAGCGGAAACCCCGCAGGCCGCCCTCCTGGCGCAAAGAACAAGATAGCGGACAAGTTCATCACCGCTCTCACGGCTGACTTTGAACAGCACGGGGAAACGGTGATTGAACGGGTGCGCGCCGAGAAGCCGGATACCTATCTCAAAATTGTTGCTGATCTGGTTCCGAAAGACATGATTGTCGGGTCTGACGGAAACGGGCGTTTGGTGTTTGGATGGCTGCCGAGCAGCGAATAATAATCCCTTATGCTCCGCGCCGTCATTTCCTCCCCTATCACAGCAGCGACAAGCGGTGGCGGATCATCGTGGCGCACCGAAGGGCGGGAAAGACAGTCGCATGTGTGAATGGCCTGATCCGGTCTGCGCTAACCTGTCCACGGCCTGAACCAAGGGTCGCCTATGTCGCGCCGCTCTTCAAGCAGGCAAAAGACGTTGCTTGGAGCTACCTCAAGGAGTTCACCCGTGAAATCCCTGGGCGATTGGTTAACGAAAGTGAGCTTCGTGTTGACCTTCCTAATGGTGGTCGTGTTCGCCTTTACGGTGCCGATAATCCTGATGCTTTACGCGGTCTGTATCTTGATGACGCCGTTCTCGACGAGTTCGCCGACATGCGGCCTCGCTTCCTTCCAGAAGTTATCCGCCCCGCTCTATCAGACAGGCGCGGAACTTTAACGCTCATCGGTACACCAAAAGGCCACAACGAGTTCTATGACCGCTGGCTGGGTGCCGAGAACGACGCGGAGTGGTTTCGCATGATGCTCAAGGCATCTGAAACCGGGATTGTAGACGCCGAAGAACTGGCATCCGCTGCCAAGATGATGTCGGAAGCGCAGTATGCTCAAGAGTACGAATGCAGTTTTGAGGCAAGTATTGAGGGCGCTTATTGGGGCCTACTCCTTGAGAAAGCTGCGCAAGAGGGCCGCATTGCCCCGCTGCCGCACAACCCTGCACTTCCCGTGTTTACAGCATGGGACCTGGGAGTCGGAGACGATACAAGCATCTGGTTCGCGCAGAGGTCTGGCGGTTGGATTCACGTCATCGACCACTATGCAACCAATGGGCAGGCCGCAAGCCACTATCTGGATGTTCTTCGGGCCAAGCCCTATACCTATGCCCGTCACTTTCTGCCGCATGATGCCGAGAACCGCGAATGGACCAACGGCAAATCAAGGCTCGACACGCTCAAGGCGCTCGGCCTTCAGAATTGTAAAGTGATCCCCAGGATGGCGGTTGACGATGGCATCAACGCCGTTCGCTTGTTGCTTCCGACATGCCGTTTCGATGCGCAAAATTGTGCGCAAGGGCTGGAGAGCCTTCGCCAGTACCGCCGCGAATATGACGAGAACAAGCGCGTGTTCAAGCCGTCGCCGCTCCATGATTGGACAAGCCACGACGCTGACGCCTTCCGCTATCTCGCCACAGGGCTTGAGCCTGACGCAGCCGTGCCGCCAGACATTCCCCGCTATGCGGGCCGCAGACGGCGCGGTGAAGCCTTCGATGACAATTCCGGGTGGGCTGCATAATGGCTGACATGAGCAACATGCCGTTTGGCTTTGCGCCATCCGAACCGATGAAACAGACGAAGCAGCCGCCGCTTCGCCCGTTTCGCCCCGGTGAACAAATCACCAATCCTGATGGTTCCTATAGTACCGAAGTCACGACAACGGTTGAGGATGGCAGGGGCGGGTGGATGGTTATCCCACAGTTGTGGATGAGTCCGAATGGTGTCGTTGATTTGCGCGACAAGCCAGACCTTGCCGCGTCCACGGCCATTCATTTGCGGGACAATTTCGGGCTTCAGTTCCCATCGTTTAAGACAGTTTCCGAAGCCGATATGTTTGCGCGTCAGCGTTCAGACATGGGGGGCGCGGGGCAAGGCAGCATTGTGAGACCGCCTTATGGCCGATGAAATGATGGACATGGAAGGCGATGACTTGCTTCTGGAAATTCGCCAGAGGTACGAGGCCGCGCGTTCCCATGCGTCCAAGTGGCGTGAAGAGGCCCGCGAGGTGTTCGACTTGTACGCTGGTCGCCAATGGTCCGAACAGGACCGCCAGAAGCTGATCGAACAGCAGCGTGTCCCGGTGACGTTCAACCGCGTGGCCATCCTCATTGATGCCGTGATTGGCTATGAGGTCAACAACCGCCAGGAAACGCGCTACATCCCGCGCACGCCCGGTGATGCCAAGGTCAACGAACTGCTGACCGAAGCGGCGAACTATTTCCGCGACGCCTGTGATGCCGAGTTTGAGGAGTCCGACGCCTTCCGCGATATGTGCATCTGCGGCATGGGCTGGACGAATGACCGCATCACCGACGAACGCAACCCTGACTATGATCTGGTTCGGGACCGCGTTGATCCGCTGCGTATGCTGTGGGACCCGTCAAGCCGCAAGCCGAACCTTGAGGACGCGCGTTACATCTTTTACGAGACAACCTATTCCAAGGACGAAGCAAAGGCGCTGGTTCCTGAGTGGGATGGCGAATACGTCCACGCCGATTGGCTGGGCGATGACGTGGATGACACCATCGGCAGCGAGAACCCGCGCGATAGCTACAAGGGCCAGGACGATGCCCGCTCTGCCACCCGCAATGTCCGTGTGCTTGAATACCAGTATGTCGTGGACAAGATCGAACACGTCATAACCAACCCGAAAACGGGCGAAGTTGCGTCCATGACGGACGAGGAATGGTTCGCCCTCAAGGAAGACGAACACAAGGCATTCGCCCCCGTCCACGCCACGCGACGCACCCGCGAATGGAAGCGGTGTTTCATGATTGGCGGTGAGCATTTCCACGTCGAACACCCGTACCCCAAGGGGCCGACCTATCACTGCATCACTGGCAAGCGTGACCGCAACACGGGCTACTGGTTCGGCCTTCTGCGTTCGCTTCGTGATCCGCAGATGTGGTCAAACAAGTTCCTCTCGCAGATCATGCACCTCATCAACACGTCGGCCAAACCCGGCTATGACATTGAGAAGGGTGCCATTGACAACGTGGCCAGCTTCGAGGCCAAGGCCGCAAGGCCGGGTGCCATCAACGTGTTCAGCGACGGCTCACTCCAGCAGGGCCGTGTTCAGCGCCGCGAGGCCGTGGGCCTGCCGCCCGATCTGGCGAACCTCATGACTTACGCCAACGAGTCGATGCAAAACGTGAGCGGCGTCAACTCTGAACTCCTGGGCATGGCTGACCGTGAGCAGGCGGGCGTCCTCGAATACCAGCGCAAACAGTCCGCAGTGACGTTGCTTGCACCGCTGTTTGACAGCTTCCGTCGTTACCGCAAGATGGCGGGCCGTTGTTGGTTGTATTTCATGCAGAAGTATTTGACCGACGGGCGTCTGATCCGCATCACCACGGACGATGGCGGGCAGATGAACGTCCCGTTCCAGAAGGGGCAGATCCCCAACCCGGCCTTTGCTGGCGCTCCGCAGATGCCCCCTGGCATGATGGGCGGTCAGCCGCCGATGCCGCCGCAGGGCTTGGCCATGCCTGCCGAAACCGCGCCCATGCCCATGCCTCAATTGGGGGTGCCGAATGGATAAAGGCGCTATCTCACAGCAGCCCTATCTGACGTTCTTTCAGGACGATACGGCTGAATATGACGTGATTGTAGATCAATCCTCGTCAGCGCCGAACCTGAAAGAAGCGACTTGGGGCGCAATCCAGCCGTTGCTGCCGATTGTCGGGCCGACGATGGGACCGGAAGAAATGGCGCTGGTGCTTGAATATTCGCCCATGCCCGAATCGTTCCTTGAGAAGTTCAAGGCGCTTCAGGAGCAGAAGGCACAGCAGCCGCCCCCGCCCGACCCGGAAATGATGAAGGTTGAGGCGATGAAGCAGGCCAAGGCCGCCGAATTGCAGATGCGCCAGCAAGAGGCTCAGGTTGAGATGCAAGTTGAGGCGCAAAAGAACGCGCAACAGATGCAGCTCGAACAGCAGAAAGCCGCCGCACAGATTGAGCTTGAACGCATGAAAGCAGCCGCAAACATCCAGCTTGAGCGGGAAAAGGCTCAGGTCGAGTTGATGATGGACCGTGAGCGCATGGCCTTCGATTCCGAACGGATGAAGGGCGAAATGGCGCTCAAGGCGTCTTCTGCCAAGGCTGACATGGGCATCAAGGCGTCAATGGCCCGCCTGGACATGCAGGGCAAGGCCGCCATGGCCAAGCCTGAGAGCGAAGGCGAGGAATCCGAAGACGAAGGCCATGAAATGCCGGAAGCGGAAGACATGGACCTGTTCGGCAACAAGGCGCTTGCCGATTCCATGACGCAGATGGCGCAGGCGCTCACCGAAATGGCAAGGGCCAACGCCGAGAGCCAGCGCATGATGGCTGAAGGGATTGCCGCACTCGGCAGCGAACTCAGTCAGGCAATGACCAAACCCAAGCAGATTGTTCGGGGGCCTGATGGCCGCGCAATAGGAGTCCAGTAAGATGGCAACATTCGTCAAGTATGAGCCTTTCATTCAGTTTCTTATCAACGAGGAAGTGGACGCATTCGGCACCGAAGACACGTTCCGCGCCGTCATCCATTCCGATGCGCCAGTTGTGGCCACGGATGACGAGTTGGCCGACCTGACGCAAGTCACTGGAACAGGCTATACGGCGGGCGGCGAGGATATTCAGAACAACTCAACCCGCTCCGGTGGAACCGTGACCATGACCGCTGTCGATGTGGTGTGGACGGCAACCGCTGCCGATTGGGCCGCTGGCCGCTACGTTAGCATTCACGATGACACGTCCACCACGGACAAGCTGATGAATTCTTACGACTATGCCGCATCCTTCACGCTCGGCAACGGAGAGACGTTTACCCTCGATTTTGCGGCCTCTCTCGCCACCTTCGCATGATGCAGGACGCCATTCCGTGGGGCAACCAGCCCCGAACCCTTGCCTGGGAACCGCTGGACAGTCAGCACATTCTGGCCTGCCCGCGCATTCCGCTTGAGCGTGCCTTGCGTCTCTGCCCGTCTGTGCAGAGGTTCCATGACAAGGTTGTCAACAACGCGCCGAATGAGTGCTGCCATCAGGTGGCGAACATCGAAATAGAGGCTTGGTATTCCTGCCCCACGGATCAGGCCAAGGGGATACCGGACATATACAAGCTGCATTGCTCTTGCGGGCGCTGCCATGTGAGCTTCTGTGTCGGGGGAAGCCGCAACCCGGTGACGGGTGAAGTCACGCATCCGCGCCCCTTTTGGGAGGTTCGGTAAATGGTTGTCAGTCTTACCCATACAACCGTTGCAGTCGGAACGGACGCCGGGAACGGCGAAATCCGAAAGAACCAGTGGAACGAGGAGCACACGCTCACACAAGCCACTGCGCGTCTGCTTGGGCGCACGACGGCGGGAACGGGTGCGACGGAGGAGATCAGCGCAGGCACAGGTTTGACGCTTAGTGGTGGTTCGCTTTCCGTTACTGGCGGCGCTTACGCAGCCGCAGGGGACATCGTCGGCCAGCAGACCATATGGGTTCCAGCGGGGGCGATGATCTCGCGTACCACGAGCGGGGCCGCGACAGGCACGGTTGAGACAGCAACCAATCGCGTCATGCTTGCGACGTTGGATTTTGACACGGCCACGCAGGAATTCGCCCAGTTCGCCGTCCAGATGCCGAAAGGTTGGAACGAGGGCACGCTGATCTGCCAGTTCGTGTGGTCGCACCCTTCGACTACCACCAACTTCGGTGTGGTGTGGGCCATTGAAGCAGTCGCTTTTGCGAATGATGACGCCGCTGATACAGCCTTTGGTACTGCCGTGCAGGTGGCCGATACGGGCGGCACGACAAACGACATATACATTAGCGACGAGACGGGGGCGTTGACTGTGGCGGGTTCGCCGGGGGCAGAAGAGTGGGTTGTATTCCAGGTCAAGCGCGTGCCCGCTGACGGCTCTGACACGATGGCCGTGGACGCCCGCCTGCATGGCGTGAAAATACACTACACCACCGATGCCGCGAAGGACGACTGACCTGTGTTGATGGTCAACCAGCTGAACGGCTTTGGTGTGGGCCGCCGCCCGTTTCTTACATACATCGGAAGCACCTATTCTCCCGACGACGCAACCACAATTACCTTTACCGGGGCGGGCATTGGGAGCGTTGCTTCGGACAGGTATGTCGCCGTTTCGGCTGTAGGCTTTAATCTGAGCAGCACATGTCAACCGACAACGCTGACTGTCGGGGGGCAGGCAACGACAAGGCTTGTCGTCTCATCGGCCATCCCCGGCGCTGGCGCTGGCATATTCGTCACCGATGCCCCAGTCCAAAGCGGCACCACGGCAAACATCGCCGTCACATTTTCCTCAGTCTCTGATGAAGCATACATAGATGTCTACACGATAACGCGCGCACGCCCCTTCCTGGCCGATACGCTGGCCTTGCGCGGCACGTCGCTATCGGGCGGCCTCGACGTTTACGGCGGCAGTTGTGCGATTGGTATCGCGGGGTTTGACAATACGGGCAGCTATTCCTGGACCGGACTGACGGAAGATTTTGAATACACCGACTACGTCGTGTCGGCATCGCAAAACTTTTCGGCAAGCGAAATCAACAGAACCGTTTCCGCTTCGATCACAGGGGGATCGACCGGAGCGGGTGACTTTCTTCTCGCGGCGTCTTTTTACTAGCGGAGAACAGCATTGACCGAGTACGCCCTTCTCATCGGCGGAGAGTTTCAGGAAACCCGCCGCTTCGCGGAGAAGCCCGAGGACATCCCGCACAAGCTCGCCACTTGGCACGATGTCTCGCGCGCGACCAAGCCTGCATCGACACTAACGCAGGACCCGGCAGAGCAATGGTCACTGATCGACGGCGTGTGGACTCAAGCATGGACGATGGTCGATGTGAGCCCGGAGGAAGCCGCAATTCGTCAGCAGCGAGCAGCGGACGCGGCGGATCGCGAAGCCGTCAAGGGTGACACCTTTGTCCAGAACTTCATCGCCATGACCCCGGATCAGGTCAGCACCTACATCAACGCCAACACAAACAACCTTGCTGAGGTCCGCGCGCTGCTGAACAAGATGGCGCTTATGATGCTGGTTCTGGCGCGCAAGCAGTACAGGTAAGGGCTAGCCGGTGGCTCAAGGTGATCTAAGAGGTAACCTTACAGCCTCAGTTGCCAGCGTAACCAACCCGACCAACCTCACCGGATCGGTGGCCGTCTCTGTTGGCGACCTGATCTATGTTGCCTTCTCGCAACAGACCGCCCTCACCGCAACGTCTGCGTCTGACAACCTCGGCAACACTTACTCAGCGGTAAACGCTGGCACGGACGGAGGAACGCCGACACACCGCGCGTTCTATGCCCGCGTTACGACTGCCGGAACGCTCACGACGATTTCAGTTGCGGCGACTGCATCAACGAACGATGCAAGCGCGGTTGCCGCCGTCATTGAGGGGCCATTTATGGTTGGCCCTCTCGACGCCAATCCGGCTAATACGACAGACGGCACAACGCCGTTTACATGCCCAGCAACGGGAACACTGGCGCAGGCCGAAGAAGTCATCATGGCTTCCATCGGCATCAACTCCAACCAGACGGTTGCCGCGTCATCACCGTTTACCCTTTCAGGGACCGTTGCCCGCGCGAACATTTCAACTGGCGTCAGTCGGCAGAAGGTCAGCGCCACCACGACGCAGACACCGGAATTTACCGGAACCACGGCGGCTGCAGTTCAGACGACGGCGAGCTTCAAGCTCGCACGGCTGGTAACCGCCGACCCCGGAAGCTTTACCGTTTCGGGAACAGCGGCAAATTTGGAACATGGCCGCGAGATAGCGGCAGACGGCGGCAGCTATAGCATCACGGGCACAGATGCCACGCTTGTGGGGCGGCCCCCCGGCATTTTCGACACCGGGATTTTTGACACCGGGATTTTCGATCACCCGAGTGTCGCCAAGACATTATCCGCAGGGGCGGGTGCGTTTGCGTTCACTGGAACGGACGCAAGTTTAGAGCGTGGGTTTGAGGTTGCCGCAGGGGCGGGTGCGTTTGCGTTCACTGGAACGGACGCCAGCCTTGAATATGGGCGTGAGGTTGCGGGCGGCGCGGGCAGTTACGCGGTCACAGGCACCGACGCCAACCTTGAATACGGGCGTGAGGTTCTGGCGGGGGCTGGCTCCTACGCAGTCACCGGAACCGATGCGAACCTTGAGTTTGGCAGGGAAGTCCTGGCGGATGCCGGGGCATTCGCTTTTACAGGAACAGACGCAAGCCTAGAGTACGGCTTTGAAGTCCTGGCGGGTGCCGGGTCGTATGCCTTCACTGGCGTTGACGCGGCGCTTGAATATGGCCGGGAATTGGCAGCGGGTGCTGGTTCCTATGCCTTCACGGGTACGGATGCCACGCTGCTTTATTCTGGCGGGGCAAAGGTTCTTGGGGCCGATGCTGGTTCCTATGCTTTCACTGGAACGGACGCGAACCTTGAATATGGCCGCGAGATAGCGGCAGACGCCGGGGCTTATGCCTACACGGGACAGGACGCGAACCTTGAATATGGCCGCGAGATTGCGGCAGACGCCGGGGCTTATGCCTACACGGGACAGGACGCAACCCTTACCTATGCCGCATCGGCCAAGGCAATCGTTGCCGAACCCGGCGCGTTCACCTTCACGGGCACGGACGCAACCCTAGAATACGCCGCCGCCAACCAGAACGTACCGCCCCCGCGGCGTTATGGCAGTGGGCAGTACGGCGAACCCGCGAAACTCATCCTGTCATGGATGCCGCAAAAGAAGCGGAAAAAGGACGAAAAGGCCAAGGTTGAGATTGTCGAGGATGCAATTGAGCAGGCGCTTGAGGCCGCTCCGGTTGCCCTGCCAATCAACCCCGAACAGGTCGAACTCGCCGCAAGGCTACTTCTTGCCGAGTATGGCTTGGCAGAGCTTCGCCGGATCAAATACGCCGAAACGCTGTTGCTTCGCATTGAGCAAGTGATGGCTGAAATGGATGACGAGGAAGTGCTGCTTCTTGCAGCCTAAACAGGAGTACCAATGTCCGAGTTCTTGAACTCACTCAACGCGCCCGAATCCGCCCCGGCTCAGTCATGGGCCGCAGAGGTTGCCGCCGCAGAATCCACAGCGCCCGCGCCTGAGCCCGTTGCGGAAGAGGCCGCACCGGAACCAGCCCCGGCAGCGGAAGCCGCTCCAGCGCCCGCAGAGGCCGTTCCTGAGCCCGTCGAGGATGACCGCCGCGTGCCGCTCAAGGCATTGCAGGAAGAGCGGGCCAAGCGGGCCGAGTACGAGCGCAAGCTGGCCGACTATGAGCGCCGCATGGCGGAACTGGAACAGCGCACCAAGGCCCCGGAGCCGGAAGCGCCGAACGACCCCGACCCGGAGACGGACCCTATCGGGGCGCTCAAGTCCGCTAAGGAACAGCTTCGGCGCATGGCCGAGGAAACCCAGCGCCAGCAGTACGAAACTCACCTGAACACCGTGGCTTATAACGCCGCCGTCCAGTTCTCACAGACCGCGCCCGACTATCGGGACGCTTATCAATACGCACTTCAGTCTCGCGCACAGGAATTGCGTGTCCTGGGGGCGGATGACACGACCATCCCACAGATTTTGAAGCGCGAGGAAATGGGCCTTATTGCAGCCGCCGTGAACAGCGGGCGCGACCCGGCGGCGGCAATCTATGAGTTTGCCAAGGCAAGGGGCTACGCTAGAAGCGCACCCGCCCCTGTGGCTCCCGCCGCCCATGCCCCGCCCGATCCGGCGCTACAGCAGGCCAAGAAGGCGGTCGCTGCATCCGCGGCAGCAGGCGGCGCACCCGCTGCCAAAGGCGAAATATCAGACGCCGAAGCCGTCAACCTCAAGGGCGCGGCCTTCGATGCGTACTGGAACAAGAAATTTGGCGGGAATCGAAGCTCGATGTTCCGCGAATAGCAACCCCTAACCCGGTGCCGCCGACCTACTCACGGGCGCGTTTCGCTAGTCCAGCGTCAAGGGACACAAGGTGCCGCCAACCTGAATGGGCGCTTCGCCGCTGACCAGCGTCATTGGTCGGAAAATCATCAACACCACTTTTGGGAATTAGTGAAATGGCTACAACCGATTATCCGGTTGGTCATCCGCTTGCCGTAAAGCTGTGGTCGAAGAAGATTGCGCGTGAAGCGTTGAAGGAAACGATGGCCATGAAGTTCATGGGCACGTCCTCCAACAATCTCATTCAGGTTTTCGATGACACCAGCAAGGGCGCGGGCGACCGTATCCGAGTCCCACTCCGCATGCAGCTTTCGGGCCGTGGCGTAGGCGAAACCGAGGCTCTTGAGGGCAACGAAGAGGCTCTCTCGACCTACTACGATGACACGCTCATCAACGATCTGGCCCACGCAGTTCGCGTGAAGACGACCATTGATGCCCAGCGCGTCCCGTTCTCCGTCCGTGAGGAAGCCCGTCTTGGTATCCAGGATTGGTATTCCGACCGTATCGACCAGATGATTGCGAACCAGCTTGCGGGCAACACCGCACAGTCTGACACGCTTTACACTGGCAACAACGCCGCTATTGCGCCGTCTTCCGGCACGGGTGCGGATCGTCGTTGGCTCATTCGTGAGCAGGACACGGAAACCGACCACACTTCCGAAGCCTCGCTTTCCACGTCCGATACCTTCAGCCTCAAGCTGCTGGATCGTGCCGTTGCGATTGCGAAGACCTCCTCGCCGCTTATCCGCCCGATCAAGGTGGGTTCGCAGTCCTACTATGTCGCATTCCTGCACCCCTATCAGGTGAAGGACATGCGGACCTCGACCAACACGGGCGACTGGCTTGATATCCAGAAGGCCGCGATGGGCGGGGGCGATGTGAACGACAATCCCATCTTCACGGGTGCGCTTGGCGTTTACAACGGTGTCGTGCTGCATGAGTGGACCCGCCTGCCGAATGGCATCGGGGCAAACTCTGCCAACACCCGCCGGGCCGTGTTCTGCGGAGCGCAGTCTGTATCTCTTGCTTGGGGCCAGGGTTATTCCGAAGCGCCCAAGTACATTGAAGACCTGTTTGACTATGACCGCCAGTTCGGCGTGTCGGTTCAGACGATCATCGGTGCCAAGAAGATGCAGTTCAACTCCAAGGACTTCGGCACCATCGTAATGTCAACCTATGCCGCAGCGCCGTAAGGGAGGGAAAACCACATGGCTTCCGTAACCTTCACGACTCAGTCGGCAATGCAGCCCACCTATAGGGGTGCAACCGTCCAGACCAAGGTGCAGACGCTCGTTTCGACTGCGACCTTCTCCAACGGTGACGTGTACATCCTCAACAATATCAAGATTCCGCATCGCGCTGTCATCACGGCAGTCAGCTATCGCGGGTCCGTTGTTGACGGACAATACATCATCGAAATGGGCCTTGCGGGCTCCAACGGTGTGCTTGACGTCTTCGGTTCGAAGACGTTCTCCGCTACCGCTGTTATCGCCCTCACGGCTGTTTCGCCCAACGTCCTCCCCATGACGGTTTCCGTCTCGGATGATGCCGTTGAGCGTTACCAGACCCTCGCCGTTCGCGTTGACGGCGCGGCCACCTCTGGAACGACCTCCGTGTCGCTCCAGTTCATGGTGTCTTACTACTGCCCGTAACGGGCGCGGGGCGGGGGAGCAATCTCCCGCCCTTTCATCACAGCACAACCAGGAGAGCAGATGCAGTTCGCTGACGTGATCGCTTCATTGCAAGAACGACACATGACCCTCACCAAGTCGGCCTCAACCGAGCACAATGAGTGGGAAAGTCTTGAAGCGGAATATCTGCACTGGCTCAACAAGTTTCCCGACAGGCCGGAACTGCTGTTCCAGCTTGGCACCTACTACATGCAGCGCGACAAGCGCGGCCTCGCCATTGCCCTCATCGAACGGTCAGTGAATTGCGGCGCACTCGGCGCAGGGCCTTACCTCAACATCGCGGCGGCCTACAAGCAGGACCACAACGACGAAAAGGCGATGGAGTACTACAAGAAGGCGCTTGAGGAATCTGAAAAGAACCCGCCGCCGGGTTCGGTGAACAAGGACAAGGCATTCGCCCTTCACGGTATCGGAAGCATCTACGTCAATGCGGGCCAGCCCGCACTGTGCAAGCTGTGGAGCGAAAGGGCGCTTGCGGTTGATCCAGATGACCGCCACGCGATGTGGAACAAGGGCCTTGCTCACCTTGAACTCGGAGAGTGGGAAGAAGGCTTCCGCATCTATGACACGGCTGGCTTCGACCCCGGCGGCATCATGCCAACGGAACGCAAGCTGAAGACCTACGGCGGCCTGCCCAAGTGGGACGGCACACCCGGACAGACGGTTGTAACCTACGGCGAACAGGGCGTTGGCGACGAAATCATGTTCGCGTCCATGATCCCCGACTTGATGAAGGACTGCAAGGTTATCATTGATTGCGACCATCGCATTGAAAAGATGCTGAATCGGTCATTCCCCGAACTGGAAGCGGTCTATCCGACGAGCGATGTGAACGCGCCGTTCCCGTGGAAGGCAGACCACAAGATTGATGCTTATGTGCCGATGGGCAGCCTGGGCCGCCACTATCGCAAGAAGGCGGGGGACTTCCCGAAGGTGGCCTATCTCAAGGCGGACCCGGAGAAGATTGAGATTTGGGGCCAGCATGTGGCCTCGCTGCCAAAGGGGCTCAACGTCGGTCTTTCGTGGGCTGGGGGCCTGAAGAAAACCCGCTTCGACAAGCGGACCATCGTTCTGGACCATTTGCAGCCATTGCTTGAAACCAAGGGCGTCAATTTCATCAGCCTTCAGTATCACAAGTGGGCGGCTGACGAGGTTGCCCGCGTGGGAAGCCGGATCGGCGTTCCCATCTACCATTGGGGCGATGCGATTGCCGACTACGAGGACACGGCGGGGCTGCTGATGAACCTCGACCTTGTGATTACGGTCAACACCTCGCTGCATCATCTGGCCGGGTCGCTCGGCGTGAAACAGTGGTGCATGACCCCCGTCATGTGCGCGTGGCGGTATGGCGTGTCCGGGCCTTCGCCTTGGTACGGCAATTGCGAAATGTACCGCCAGAAGAAAGACGGCGAATGGAAGGGCGTTATCAAGCGCGCCGCTGACGATCTGGCGAAGATGGTGCAGGCATCAGAGAGGGTCGCGGCATGAACGGCAACGTCTTCACGTTCCCCAACAAGGGAAAGATGACGGCAAATTCGGTCCTTGATGATGCGCGTGACAAGCTGGAGGACTGCATTGTCCTTGGCGTCACGAAGGAAGGGGATGCCTATTACAGTGTGTTCGCGCAAGACGCGGGGCAAGTCATCTTTCTACTCCGCGCACTTGAACACGTTGTACTCACACAGGAGTTGAGCGGCGAATGATGCTGATCACGCCAGAATATCGTGAACTGAACCGCAAGTTACATGCAACCAATCCCGTTTATGGCGTCAGCGGGTTCCGTTATGTCGATGCTGCCAGGAGACTGTCTCAATGGGGCAGGCTTGACATTCTGGACTACGGATGCGGCAAGGCCGTCCTCGCAGAGAAGTTAGGCCCCGCATACCGCGTCACCAATTACGACCCTTGCATTGAAGGGCTTGACACGCCGCCCGAACCGCATGACGTGGTGATGTGCACCGATGTCATGGAGCATGTTGAACCCGAGTTCATCATGCCCGTTCTGAAGGACATTCGGCGTCTGACGCGCGAATTTGCGTTCTTTGTCGTATCGACGGAGCCCGCGCAAAAGGTCCTAGAGGATGGCCGGAACGCCCACATTTCGCTTCATCCGCCGAAGTGGTGGCTGGAACGGATGGAAGAAGCAGGGTTTGAGGTGCTTGAGACGATTGACGATGACGGCAAGCACCTGACGTTCGGAGCCGTTTTGCGGTGATGGACGGCGACCTGAAAGCGGCATGGAAGCTGCTTGTTAAAAACGGATACCAGTTCTATCGCAACAAGATATGGAAGGAAGACCCGCAGTTCGTGGCCGTTCGCCAGAAGGTCAAGGACATAGGGATTAGCGGGATACCGGATGACCGTTGTTTTTTCCTTCTTGAGGCGGCGCGGAAACTGACGGTTCCCGGCGATGTGGTGGAATGCGGCGTGAGGTTCGGACGCTCAACCTACTACATCGCCAGCGGCACGGATCGCGGGATTGAGGTATTTGACTCATTTGAGGGGCTTTCGGCACCATCTGAGGAAGATGGCGACAGTTGGAAGGCGGGCGATTGCCTCGCATCCCTTGACGAGTTTGAAGCAAACCTTGACGAGTTCGCGCACCGCATATCGGTTCACAAGGGTTGGATACCCGACACGCTGAAGGAATGCAGGGCAACGCAGATTGCGCTGCTTCACCTGGACCTTGACTTGTATGGGCCGACACTGGCGGCGCTGACCTATTTCTGGCCCCGCGTGGCAAGGGGCGGGTTTGTGATCTGCGACGATTACGGCTCGACGCTCTGCCCCGGAGCGAAGGCCGCATTTGACGAGTTCTTTGCCGGCAAAACGGAAAAACCGCTGGGGTTGCCTAGCGCACAATGCATCGTGACGAAACTCAACTGAAAGGACACCACTTGTACAAGGCGCTGACGAGAGCGGACATTCTCAACGTATGGATTGGCTATGACAGCCGTGAGCCCGAAGCCTTTGAGGTTCTGAAGGCATCCATCCTGAAGCACGCCACGATGGCAGTGAATATCCAGAAGCTTGATGAACGCGCCTTGCGCCATGCGGGCCTCTACCGCCGCACATGGCAGGCTGACGGGTGCCAGAAGGTGGACAAGATCGACGGCAAGCCCTTCAGCACGGAGTTTTCGTTCACGCGGTTCCTGGTGCCTGCGCTTCAGCAGTGGGAAGGCTGGGGGCTCTTCGTAGATTGCGACCAATTGTTCCTGACGGACATTGCCGAAATGCTGCACGAAATGGACCCGGCGAAAGCGGTTCAGGTGTGCCAACAGAACTATCAGCCGACCGAAGGGCTGAAGATGGATGGCCAGAAACAGGAGCGTTACTACCGCAAGAACTGGTCAAGCGTGATGCTGTTCAACTGCGCGCATCCGTCAAATCGCTGGCTGACGCCGGATGTGGTGAACGCGGAACCCGGCTCATGGCTGCATGGTTTTGGGTGGCTGCCGGATGGCGATATTGGCGAGTTAGATCATGGGTGGAATTGGATTGCGGATTGCACAAAGGTAAAGCCGAAGAACGTACATTTTACCTTGGGCGCATGTTGGTTTCCTCATCTTCGCCACGCTGATCAGCCATACTTTGAAGAATGGCGGCAAGCAGCCAAAGAGATTGGCGTGTGGCGTCATATGTGTGAAAAACAGGACAAGCAAACTGCATGAGTTTCAAAAAGGGCTGGGACTCAAGAACCCCAGGAACTTTAGAACAGCATTGGTCACGATATGTAAGTGACCGCCCCGCCAATGCCTGCTGGGAATGGCAGGGAACAAAAGACAAAGACGGGTATGGAAAGTTTTGCCACGACGGGAAGCACCTTCGTGGACATCGAGCTTCCTACATGATCAACTACGGTGAAATACCAGATGGCCTTTTGGTGTGCCACACTTGTGACAATCCATCTTGCGTGAACCCGGCGCATCTTTTCTTGGGTAATACGCGGATCAACACGATTGACATGATTCAAAAGGACCGTGGTCCAAGGCAGAAACTAACAACGCAAGACGTTCTTAAAATCCGCGAGTTACTAGCGGAAGGCTACGGAACGGAGGACCTTTCCATAAAATTCAGGGTTCATAGGTATACTATTTGCCGCATTCGAAGCGGAAGGCGCTGGGGCCATATGCTGAGTGGGGCCGCTGCATGAACTTTCCGAAGCGTGGTGAGATTGCACAGCGCGTGCTTGACCTGACCCGGCCTCAATATGCGCGGGAACCTGTTTCGAAACCATTGATTGCCGTTCCAAAGGACGAATGCCCGAAGTGCGGGAAGCGCGTGGGGCGGGGGCGGTATATGCACATCAAGAACTGCAAGGGGTAAGGAATGACCTCCACCCGGTCCGACATAGAAGCACAGATTGCCGACGATCTGGCTCGTTCCGACCTCACCAGCCAGATCACGGCGGCGGTGAACACGGCCATCCGGTCCTATCGCTTTGAGCGATTGGGCTTCAACGAGGCGTACAAGGTCACGGCCACGCTATCCACGTCAGCCGACACGATGACGCTTGCCAGCCTTTCCGTCCGCTTCCGCAAGCTGGACCGGGTTCGCATTGTCCGCGCGGCGGGGGATTATCTCGACCTCTACCACCGTGATTATGATTGGATCATGTCTCGCCAGGATGTGCGCGTTCTGTGCCAGCCCGTGGAGTATGCCGTATATAACGCCGCTATCCATTTCGACAGCATGGCGGACCAGAACTACACGCTGCTGATGGACGGGCTGAAGGAACGCGGCAACCCGTCTGCGTCCTATTCCGCCAACGACACGGCGGCATGGTTCAATGATGCCCGCGAACTGATCCGGCACCGTGCCAAGCGTGAGGTTTACGCCAACGTGCTGAAGGACATGGAACTCGCAGCGGCGGCGGGTGCATCCGAGAAAGACGCCCTTCGCATTCTCAAGGCCGAAATGGGCGAACAGATCAGCACGGGCTTCATTCGCCCGACAGAGTTCTAACCATGCGAGTCCTGTTCGGACGGCTACAATCTGACCAGCCCGACCTCCTCAACGGCGACCTTGAGGAAGCGGAAAACTGCGTCCCGTATATCACGTCATACGGGCCATTTCCCGAACCTGTGGCCTATTCCGCAGCCGCTCCGACCACTGTTCGCGGTGCGTACTCGACCAAAGACCTATCTGGCACCGTGTTTACCGTGCTGGCTACGGAAGGCAAGCTGTACAAGGAAAGCAGCACGGCGCTCAACGACATATCCCGCACGGCGTCTTACACAACCGCCAACGATGGCCCGAATTGGGAATTTGAAACCTTCGGAAACACGGTCATTGCCGCGAATGGCGCTGACCCCATGCAGATTTACACCATCGGCACGTCATCGGCCTTTGTTAATCAGTCTGCTTCCGCATCCGCCCCCGTTGCGCGTCATATATCCGTGGTGCGCGACTTCCTGTTCACTGGCCATCAGCCGAACCTCGAAAACCGCGTCCAGTGGTCCCGCATCAACAACCCGCTCCGCTTCGGCGTCTCGCAGCGGTTTCAGTCCGACTTTCAGGACTTGCCTGGAACTGACCAGATCATCAAGAAAGTCACGGGCGGCGACTTCGCGGCCATCCTGACCAATACATCCGTCTGGCGTGCTACCTATGTCGGCGCACCCATCATTTTCCGCTTTGACGAGGTGGCGCGAAACGTCGGTTGTCTTGCATCCGGTTCCGCCGCCCGGTTCCAGAACCTGACCTTCTTCCTTGCCGACTCTGGCATGTATGCCTTCGACGGGCAGACGGCCAACCCCATCGGCATTGAACAGGTCGATGAAAAGATATTGGACGAAATAAACAAGGCGTACCTTTACCGCGTCACGTCCACCATCGACCCGGTAAACCGCCTCTATCTCATGGCCTATCCGTCTACGGCGTCCACGGACGGCACCTGTGACCGTATCGCGATCTATTCATGGGCCAAGCAGCGGTGGGCGTTTGCCTCGGAAGCCATCGAAGTCCTATTCAATCACATGACGAGCGGCTACACGCTTGAGGGCCTGGACGCGCTTGGCACGCTTGAAACGCTGGCCTTCTCGCTGGACAGCAGCGCATGGCAGGGCGGGCTTTCGGCGCTTTCTTGCGTCGGAATCGACCACAAGATTGCACGCTTTACCGGAAGCGCGAAAACGGCACGGTTCACCACGGGCGAAGCAGAACTTGTTACAGACGCTCGGGCTTTTGTGCGGTCGCTTCGGCCCTTGGTGCAGGGCAACTCCTCGACGGGTGTCAATATTGAGGTTGGCGGGCGCGACAGGCTGGTTGACAGTGTATCGTGGACGCCCGCTTCCATCATGAACGCCACGGGCACATGCCCGGTTCGGTCCAATGCTCGGTATCATCGGCTCCGCATGGAAGTTTCCGGCGGGTTTGACCGCGTCATCGGGTCGGAGGTCGAGTTTACCAAGGAAGGCGTTCGGTGAGCAGGGTCTTTGAACTCAATGACCCCGGCAATGCCTTTCGCCGCACGGATGCCGCACCCGTCAAGGTGGGCGGCCTTTACAAGACGGACGGCGACGATAACCAAAACACGTTTACGGACGGCCAGGGCGGCAAGTACTGGTTTGCCGACACGACCAGCGGCAACGTGACGATAACCCTGCCGGATGCCACAACAGTCACGGCTGACACGGTATTCACGGTCAAGCGCATCAGTGCGGGGGCCAATACGCTCACAGTCACGACGGGCGGCGGAAACATCGACGGCGCGGCAACTCATCTTATCCCGACACAATATGCCAGCTACTCCTATGTGAGTGACGGCGAGAACTATTGGATCATCTGATGAGTTACGAAAAGGACAAGCTAGACAGTTACCTGACCAGTGCATCGCTATCGACGGCGCTTGCGCCCTATATCACGTCGGCCAGCGTCTCGGCGGCCATTGCTGGGCTTAACCTCGCGCCGTACATGACGAGCAACAGCATTTCTGCCGCCGTGGTGACGGACGCACTGACAGTTCGCGGGGATGCTGCGGTGTCGGCAACCCTATCCGCTGGTGCTGTCACTATTGCTGGCCGTCCAGTTGGGATGGTGCTTCTTCAATATCAGGTAATCGGGGACGCAACCAGCATTGGATTTTCAGGGTCATGGTCTGATTTTGGCGTCCTTGAACTAGAGGCTCTATACAGGGTCAGCGGGGCAAATACTTCTGCCATTACCCTTTTCACGGATGGCGGAACGACTCCGATGCTTCAGTTTCAACCCGCATCAGCGATTGCCACGGGAACGATTGCTCTCAATTGCCGCGTGCTTGGCAGCGATGGACTCGCGGTTAAGCATGTTACTGCAACATGGCGTCCAGCCGGGGATGGCGGAACGGGCGGGCATACTGCAACGGTTAATTCCGGGGTAATCAATTGCATTCGGTTCAGCCATTCCAAGACCATGTCTGGCGGGATGGCCGTTTTAATGGGGCTGCGTAAAACGTGAGCCGCTACACTTCCTTCGGCGTTCCGGCTGCTGATCTTCACGGCGTATGGGAAGACGCATGGCCCTATCTGCAAAGGGCCGTGGATCGGTTTCCGAACGTGCCGCTTCCATTCACCGAAGGCGAAGTTCTCAAGAACCTGTTCGCCAAGGATATGCAATTGTGGATAGGCTGGGACATTGATGCGGCGCGAGTTGCGGGCGCGTTGGTAACGGAGATAACGCGGGACTTTCGACACCCGGACAAGGTGTTTTTGTCCATCCCGCTTGTGGGTGCTGACAACTGGAACTCCTGGGGTGATGACCTTTGGAACATGCTGAAGGCTTGGGGCGTCGAACACGGATGCACACATGCTCTCGGATACGGGCGGCGCGGGTGGACGCGGCTTTATGGATTTGTAGACTGCGGCACGACGGACGGGGGGCTTCCCATGTTCGTGCGTTCTCTGAAGAGGTGACAGAATGGGCAAGGGCCAGAATAACCAACACACAGGTGACGAAGGCAGAGCCTTGGGCACCGATTCAGCCGTATCTAAAGGGCGCGTTTGGGGATGCACAGAGCATCTACAAGCAAGGCGCTCCGGGGTTCTTTCCCGGCCAGACGGTGGCGGGACAGTCCGGGTACACCACGCAGGCTTATCAGAACATGGCCAACCGCGCCATGCAGGGAAACCCGCTCATGGGGCAAGCGGGCGGCGAAGTCAGCAAGATGCTTTCCGGGGCCTATCTGGACCCCAACAATAACCCTGGCTTCCAAGGCGCGCTATCTGCCGCAGTAAGGCCCATCACGGATGCCTTCCGCGATGAAGTCATGCCGGGGATCGACAGTTCGTTTTCCTCGGCGGGCCGCTATGGTTCCGGTTTGCAGCGCGAGGCGTACAGCGATGCCAACCAGGACTTGGCGCGCGGCATTGGTGACGTGTCTTCAAACATGGCGTTCAACAACTACGGCATGGAACGCGGCAACATGATGAACGCGCTCGGCATGGCACCGGGCTTCGCTGCCAACGACTACAAGGATATTTCAATGCTCGGCCTCGCGGGGCAGGGCATGGACGAATACCAGCAGCGCATCATTGATGCCGAACGTGAGCGGTACGATTACAACGCCAACAAGGACATGAGTTGGTTGTCGAACTATGTGGGCCTGCTTGGCGGTGCGCCGCCCCCGTCCACAACCGGAACCGTAACCACGCCAGCGCCCAATCCGTGGGCAACCGCGCTTGGCCTTGGCTTGCAAGGGGCCAGCATGTTAGGCGGCTTCGGCGGCATGGGCGGCGGTGGATTCTTCCAAAGCCCGCGCATTTACTAGAGGACCGATCACATGAACCTCATCAAGAAATTCGTGACGGGCCTCGGCAACCAGACCGCGCCCTTTGGCTTCTCACCTGATGACCCGGAAGCGGGTTACAAGGCGGGCCTCGGCTACATCGGTGACATTGGCGCGAACCTCTTGGCGAACAACCAGGGGGGCGTTGATCCGTTCGCCAACCTCGGCGCATCGATTCAGCAGGCAAAGGCATCCGGCACGCAGCGGAACAAGGAACAGTATACGGCGCAACGGCTGATGGAAGAAGCCGCGTTGAAGCGTCAGGAGCGGGAGAAGTCCGAGAAGCTTAACAGCGAGTGGCAAAAGTGGGTCGGGGCAAATTCTGACAAGTTCGGGGAATATGCTTCCATTGCGCCATACCTTGACCCGGATCAGGGTATGCAAATTCTGGCCGGAATGAAACCGGATTGGCGACCCGCAACGCCAGAGGAAAAGACTTCTCTTGGCGTTGGCAACGATACGCCGCTTGTCATCACGGCAGACGGGCCGAAAGTTTTGGGTGGCGGCAATAGCACCACGAACAATTATGTGAATGTTGGCGGCGAAATTCCTGACAGCAAGTTAAGAGAGGAGCTTGATAAGTCAGAGGGCAAAACGTGGGATGAGTACAAGAAAGCCGGGACCATTTCGGGCCAGAATGCCCAAGATTTTGCCGTGCTTGATGAGTTGCTAAAGGTGGCTCCACAAGGGCCCATTACTGGTAGGCTTGCCGCAGCGGTTCCTGGTGTTTCGTCGGCTGGTGATGCAGTCCAATCAATCATCAAGAGAATTGCTCCAACGCTTCGTGCTCCTGGATCGGGTTCAACTTCTGACATTGAATATCAGGGCATGTTGCAATCTTTGCCTGCTTTGGCAAACCAGCCAAAAGCGAACGCAATGATTATCTCAATCATGAAGGCAAAGGCTGATTTAAACGTGCAAAGGTCTGAAATTGTCACGCGATATCAAGCTGGTGAAATTGACGTATCCACCGCACGCAAGGAAATTGCAAAACTTGACCGCTTGTCCATCATGACGCCAGAAATGAAAAAGGCTTTGCTTGGAATCTCCGGGGCCGAAAGTGAGCGGAGCGATTTGCAGATTCCGCCCCCGGATGGGTGGGACGAGGAAGACTGGAAATATTTGACGCCTGAAGAAAAGCAAAGGGCGCTAGGACAATGACAGAAGCGGAAAAGCTGAAACTTAAGGCTAAGGCACGCCGCCGCCGCAAGGAAGCGGAAGGTGGAATGTCGTCTCCTGCGCTCGGCAGCACTGCGGCTGACGTTGGTTTGTCGGCGCTATCGTCCATCCCCAAGGGCATTTCGTCTGCCATTGGCATGGCCCGCGATGTTGGCGAGGATTTGCTGGGCGGCGGCTTGACCTATGGCATTGACAGGCTTCTGGGCTATTCGCCTGAAGAAGCCAAGGCGCGGCTTGACGAAGTCAAGGCCGTCAAAAGCCGCTATGACACGCCCATTTCTGCGCCCCGCAGCAAAGACGTGCGGGCGGGCATTGAAAGTGTCACGGGGCCGCTGTACGAGCCGAAAACCATTCCCGGTCAGTTTGCCGACACCACGGGCCAGATGATTACGGGGTCGGCTTTGTTCGGTTCGGGCGGGCCACTCGCCCGGTTTTTCCAGGGGTTTATCCCCGGTATGGCGACTGAAACCGCCGGGCAGACTGCAAGAAAGATTGCGCCCGAATACGAGGGGCCAATCAGAGTGGGAACGTCACTGGCAACGGGGTTCTTGGCTAACCGCGTCACCGCGCCGTCTTCTCCCAATCGCGTTATCTCTGACGCCATGCAGGGTGTGACAAAACCGCAGATGAACGCCGCCATGAGGTTGATGGAAGAAAGCCGCAAGCAGAACGGCGTTCCGTTGACATGGGCGGAAGCAATTCAGCACGTCACGGGCGGAAGAACCACGCTTGATGATGTTGCGCGGTTTGTCGAAAACTCGCGCGTTGGTGGTCCTGTCATGCGAGAGTTTTACGCCGATAGGCCGCAACGCGTGGGATCAGCCGTCGCTGCTCAAGCAGACGCAATTGACCCCTTTCCTGGAAGACCAGAAGTAATTGGGCCAAATGTGCAACGCGCGGCGCAAGGCGCATTGGATGAGGTTACGGCTGACATAAACAATACGACCCGACCACTTTACAACGCCGCCCATCCGGTTCGGCTTTCGCCGCCGCAGATGCAGGCCATCCGCGCCAATCCCGCATATGATGCAATTGTCGGTGAGTTGCGGAAAGACAAATATCTAGGCGCACACTATCGGAATGTCGCCGACGATAGCGTTGAAATGGTTGACGCTGTGCAAAAGGTCATGCGCGGTGACGCTGAGGGCTTGAAAAGGTCAACGCAGGGCGTTGATAGGTTTGCCGCGTCTGAGGCTGGCACAGTTCGCCGCCGCATGATGGATGAGGCCAAGACCGCTTCGCCAGAATATGATGCTGCACTTGCCGAACAGGCGCGGTTGCGGGGGCAGTATCTTGAACCGCTTGAGTCAGGGCCTACCGGACGCATGGCCGCGACTGCTGACGTTAAACAGCAGGTTGAAGCCATATTCCCCATGAACCCTCCCGCCAATTCCGAGAAAGGTGTTGCTCAAGCAATCATGGCCCTTTCACAGAAAGACCCCGCGTTGGCTGCGAATGTCGTGGGGCAGCATATTGACAGAGTGTTCGCAGAGGCCGGGCAAAAACTAGCATCAGGGTCTAATCAGGCTGGCGGTGCGAAATTTGCTGCCGTCATTTCCGGCAATTCACAGCAAGCCAAAAACCTTGAAGCGGCCATTCGGGCGCTTCCCGGTGGCGACAGCAAATGGCTTGGGTTCAAGAAGCTACTTGAAAACCTAGAGGCCACTGGCAGAAGGAAAGCCGTGGGTTCACCAACTGACTTGAATCAAGGAATTCGTGGCGACCTTAAATCAGGCGGGCTTGTCGGGGAAACCTTTTCCACGGCTGGTTCTCCCGGCAAATGGATGACCAAGATCAGCGACACCTATCAGGCGTGGCGTCTTGGAAAGAACACGGAAACCCTCGCCAGAATCTTCACCGACCCCACGGCTGGGCAACTGCTGTCCCGTCTCGCCATGCTTCGCCCCGGAAGCGCCGAATATAAAGACGCTGTTGCGCGTATTGTTCTGATTACGCAGACGCCGCAGAACTCGGTCCCGACACCAAATCGGGAGTGACGTTCCCCACCATGCAAAAAGAAACCCGGTAAAGGCGACCCCCAGGTTGTTATCCGTGAGTTGCAATGACTGATTGACGGCGAACACGCCGCCGAAAATGGCGAGCTGCCAAAGTCTCCAAAGCATCCCCCCATATACCACAGGAGCCAATAGATGGCCAATCTTAGAAAGGGTGGTTTACATGCGGCGCTTGTGGTGGAAATGCAACGGGAGGGTTAGCGCATCTTCCGCCGTCCAGCCAAGCTGCCGATAGCGAGATGTTATGGTTTTTTCGTCAAGTCCAACAATTCTAGACCATTGCCCTGCCGTCAGTGACTTGCCGTCAAACTCAATCCTTACGTTATTCTTTAGGTTCAGTTGTTGTTGTTGCGGTGTCGCCCAGCGGCAGTTCCCTGGTTCATAGCCTTTCGTTCCGTCGATACGGTCAAGTGTGTGCCTCGGCGATGGTCTTTTGCCCATGTCTGCAAGGAATGTCTCAAATATCCGCCATCTTTCACAGACAACAATTCCACGCGCCCCATACTTGTAATAGGCAGCACTGCTGGGGCTGTAACACCTTGCCTTCATGCCAAGCCAAATCTTGTATTCTGGAGTTTGCGACAGACCGTGTGACCCGAACCGCTTTGTAGAAAGTTCGCGGTTGTAGCACCCGCAAGAAGCGATTCCGCGCCCCCTGATTGTCTTGGCCCCGCGTACCAATTCAGTTCCGCAATCACAAACACAATCCCACATCACGGGGCCATGTGGCTTTTCGTGGTTGCGCCCTTTGATCGTTAATCGGCCAATTCGGTGTCCCGTTAAGTCAACAAGTCTTGGCATCCCGAGAACTTACTAATCTAAGGAGGCGTTATTATGGCTAACCTTCGTCGCTGGAGTTCCAGCGCCTCGGGCAATTCTTCCGTTGCGGGAGGTGCCAACACGATCAACTTTGCGGAAGGCCAAGCCCCCGGCTCGGTCAACAATTCCGCCCGCGAGGTGATGGCCCAAATCCGCTCCATCTATGTCCCTGAGGAATGGGGATGGGTAGAGCATAGCGCCACGGCCTCTGTAGCCTCACAGACGACGTTCAAGCTGGCCGGCAACCAGACTAGCAATTGGACTGCCAACCGCCGCTGGCGGCTCAAGAGCGGGTCCACGACCCGGTATGGCACGGTTGTCTCGTCTTCCTTCACCGCTGAAACCACCATTACCGTGACGGTTGATTCAGGCTCCCTTTCGGCCTCGCATTCCCTGGCGGCACTTTCCGCCGTTTCAGGCGACCATGTGCCAGACAACTATATCGTCCCGGCTGACCTCACTGCCTATGTGACATCAAACAGCCTGTCTGCGGGCAAGGCTACGGCTGCGGAGTTCCGCAACAACACGGCAGACAAGTTGCTGGTGACGGACAAGGTTTGGAGCGCGGCGGGGTCCGTAGCCCTGTCCTATTCGGCAGGCGGCACGACCACGGCGGACCTTTCGGCGGGCATCAATTTTACCGTCACGACGGGCGCGGCCAATTCAACCCTAAGCATCATCAACGCGAAGACGGGCCAAAGCGGCGTCATACAGATCACGCAGGGCGCAACGCCAAGGTCTTTGACCTTCTCGGCTGAATTGGTGTTTGCGGGCGGCACCGACCCCACGCTCACGGCCTCTGCCTCGGCTAAAGACCTGTTGTTCTATCACGTACTCGACAGTACGGGGCCGATTGTCTTCGGCAACCTCATCAAGAACGTGAGTTAGCCAATGCTGCCCGGTTTGAGTGGCATTGCTGGCGTGGGTGGGAGAAAGGTTGCTGCTGTCACCTATCAGACGCAAACCTTTACACAATCCGTAGGAACACAGTTCACGTTTTCCTCGCAAGCATTCGGGACTGCCTCGTCTGACCGCGTGGTTATTGTCTCAGTTGTCGTGGCTGATGGGACGGCCGGAACCGTGTCCGCTGTTACAATTGGCGGCGTTAGCGCGACCATTATTCGACAGGCCAGCGATAGCACTTTAACGGGTGCCATCGTGGCCGCAGCCGTTCCAACCGGGACCACCGGAAGCGTTGTCGTAGACCTGTCTACTTCTCGCGGGGCGTGCGCCATCGGCATATGGAGCGCAACTGGCCAAGTGTCTGCCGCTGGCGTTGCCAGTAATTCCAACACTGACCTTGCCGAGTTGACGCTTGTTGCGGAAGACGGCGGGTTTGTCATTGGCCTGTGCTGCAACCTTGGAGCAACGCCGCGCACCACAACATGGTCTGGCGCTTCCGAAGACTTTGACGATGTGGCTGAAGAAAACACATACCACTCTGGCGCAAGTGCGGCAACATCGGGAACGGCTGTCAGTTTGCAGCCTACTCTGAGCGGCGCAGCATCTCCGACCGTGTTTGTAGCCGCAACCTTCTAAAAGCGGCACTGCACACAATAACGTTCAGCCCACGATAATCCTGAATTACATCATCAAGACCTAATTGCGACAGTATGGGGGTTGTTCATGGCACCATCGGAAGTTGATACGGCCTCGCGCATTGTCAGGCTGGAAACCAAGTTGGACTTTATCATTGAGCGCATAGACCGTCTTCCGCCGTCTCCCGTTTGCGTGGCCAAGCATAAGGAGATTGAAGACAGGCTTTTCCTTTTTGAAAACGGCTCAATCGCATGGCGCAACCGCCTTGTTGGCGGGCTGTTGATAATCAACATTGCGCTTGTGGTTGCGATGGACAAGATCAGGGCGTTTTTCTTCGGCCAATGAGGAAGATACGGATTGCCCGCAAACGCAATCCAAGGGTTTGGGGCCTCGCCTTCCCTGACGAGTGGCGGATAGAACTCGACCCCGAATTGCACGACAAGACCCTCATCGACATCGCCACGCATGAAGTGGCGCATGTTGTTATTCCTGATCTGGACGAAAGTGCAGTGGACCGCCTCGGCAAGCATGTGGCCGACGTTCTTTGGCGACTTGGCTTCCGACGCGAAGACGATGGAGAATGAATGCCTAAGCGATATTCTGATGAGGAATTTATCAGCGCATGGAAGCGGCTCGGTTCACCGAAAAGCGTTGCAGATGCGTTACAGCTTGATCTGCGCAGCGTCTACCTACGGCGGAACAGCATCGAAGCACGGCACGGCATCGTTCTTGAAACACTGACGGAAGGCTGCGGCGGAAGGCCAAAGGTCACGGTTCCCAAGCAAGGCTTTCGCGCCATATCCGACAATATCAAGGGAACGGTCATCATCGGGTCAGACGGCCATTTCTGGCCAGGAGAGCGCAGTGTAGCCTTTGCCGCGATGGTGGAGTTAATCCGCGAACTTTCCCCGAAAATGGTCATTATGAACGGCGACAGCTTCGACGGAGCCCGCATTTCCCGGCACCTTCCCGGCGGGTGGGCCAACATGCCAGACGTTGCCGACGAACTGGACGCGGTGCGGGAACGCCACGGCGAGATTGAGGCGGTTGCCCCTGCCGGGTGTCCACTGATCTGGCCCGCCGGGAACCACGATAGCCGTTTCGGTGCGAGGCTTGCCCAAGGGGCTCCTGAATATATCCGCGTCAAGGGCTTCGACATTGCCGACCATTTCCCGGCGTGGCAATTCTGCTGGTCGATCTGGCTGAACAATCACACGGTTGTGAAGCACCGATACCACCAAGGGCTACACGCCGGATACCAGAACACGCTCAAGAGCGGAAAGAACATCGTCACCGGGCACACTCATTCGATGGGCTCGACCATGTGGGCGGATTACAATGGCGTCCGCTGGGGCGTGCAGACCGGGACGCTCTCCGAGATGGGGCCGGAAACGGACAAGTTCGCCTATGCGGAGGATAATCCGGCAAACCACTCGCAGGGCTGTGCAATTTTGACCTTTGCAGACAACGGAATGTTGCTGGAGCCTGAGTTCTGTCGCGTCATCAACGGGACGGCATATTTCCGTGGGCAAGCCATCTGTTCCGTGGGC